TTGAGACACTCTAGATGTTGATTTATCCTTATCAATTTGTTTGGTTAAATTTGTCTCTTGTGAATTACGAATATTTTGTTGATTGTTTAATTGAGTGGTGTAACGAGATATTTCTAAATCATTTTTAACGATTTGTGTTTGGTAAACTGCAATGTCTCTTTCAATTTTTTGTAATCCTAAATTTTGTTGTTGGAATGCATTTGAAAGATAACCGAAGATACCCGCAGATGTAATTAACATTAAAATAACAACGGAGGTGGTTAAATAAATTTTACTAAGTAACTCTATTTTTTCCCACTTTTGTTTTAAATAAGTTGCAGTAACTAACTTTGCAAATTCTAATGAACTTGCCATAATCATGACGGCAATTGCTGCACCACTAAATAAAACACCAAGACCTGTTACTGAAAAATATGCAGCACTACCTGCAATCATAATAGCCGCCAGTGCAACCAAATACTTTAACCAATTATTATTCATACCTTATAAATAGTTTAAGAGACCAAAACTTTCGTTTCTTAGTTTCTTAATAGCCTTATCACGTAATTGTCTTATACGTTCTTTAGTACAACCAAACTCCTCACCTAAATCTTCCAAGTTAGATTCTATACCCGTTAACCCATAATATCTTTCAATGATTATTTTTTCTCTATCATCCAACACACTTAACATTGCTGAAACTTTTTTCTTTATTTCTTCTGGTGAATTAAGAATGGCGTCAGGACTTTCAGCCTCTCTGTTAGGTATGACATCAATTAATTGGTCACCATCTTCATTAATTTCTTTATATAAACCAATACAGTATGGAAGATTAATTCCGATTGGAGTTTCATCTTCAACATTGTTTATGAAGAAATTATCTTCTTCACTTATTTCAATTTTCTTTTGTTTTTGAGCATCTTGTACTAAATTTGAAGGTATACGAATTGTTCTACAGTTTTCATTTAGAGATGCCATTATTGATTGTCTAACCCACCATACAGCATATGAAATAAATTTCAATCCAGTCGTTGGGTCAAATCTTTCCGCTGCCTTTATCAAACCAATATTACCTTCTGAAATAATATCCAATAAATCCATTCCCTGATTTTGAAACATTTTAGCTACGGATATTACAAATCTTAAATTACCAACAACCAATTCATTATAAAGTTTTCCTTTTGTTTCTTTATCAGTTTTTTTATTGTTTAACATTTCAAAAATTTCTTCCTGTCTTTGATGTGACATTACAGGAATTTTTCGTAAATCTTTGATGTACAATTGAATCTCGTCTGGATTAACTAAAATGGATTTTTTCATGTGGTGTAAGTTTAAGTGGATGGATAGTACTAAGATAAGAAATATATCTTAATTTTCAAAATTGTCAAGGAAGTTTTTTTCTTCTGTTGTAAGGCTCTCAATTCCAGATTCTTCTATTTTTTCAAGTAATCTGTCTAAATCTAAAGTTTCCCTTTTTTTGTTTTTCTCGTAATCTACCCTAATTATCGTATTATCAATAGTCGGGGTAAAAATTAAATCTTTAATTTGTTGGGGTAAGTGAGCCGTGACCATATCTTCTCTTTTGAATAAGAAATAAAATTTAATATGTTCGTCAATTAATATTGTATATAATTCTCGGTCAACCTCTATTGGTTCCATTTCAGAATCAAATATTACTATTATATTCTCTGAATTTTCTATAATGAATCTAATTGATTTGATAACCTTACTTTCACCTATAACATCGGTACAAAAATACTCAACATCTTCGTGGTCATCAAACATACCAAAAATAAATAATACATATGTATTCATTTATGGATTATTTTTTAAGTTTCAATTTCCAATACACACCACCTCCAATATAAGGTGCTAATGCTCCATTGGTTCCGTCTGTTACTCTATTTGCTGCACCAATTCCTAAATGAAATATTTTATCTTGTTTTGTATTAATTAAAACGCCAAATCCTAAATGAGATACCACATCTGCTTTATTAAATCCACCTTCAAAACCGTAGAATACTTTAGTCTTTGGTAATTCTTTTACAATTGTAGTTTCTTTAATAGTTCTTTGTTTAACACTTGCATTAAACATTCTACCTAAAATTTTGTTTTGAGTGATGGTATCAATTAAAGACACCGTTCCTAAACTATCTGGTAATTGTAATGTGTCTTTATAAATGTTCTTTGCAAAATAATCGTGTAATAAAGCTTGAGTATCTACAATTGCAGGAATAGTTACTTCTTTAATTGTTTCGTGATAAATGTCTTCACCTTTTTTAGTTACCACCTTTGTTTTAACTACTTCAATTGTATCAATCTCATGTTTGATAAGTTCATACTTTTTACCATCTATTTTCACAATTTCTCCCGTTCCTTTTTTGTTTCCACCACATTGTTGGAAAACTACTATTACAATTAATAATCCTAATGCAATGTTTTTTAAGTTTAAAAATTTTTTCATCTATTCTATGTTTTATTATAAATATGAAGAAAGGGGGTTTTATCCCCCCTTTACTTATTTTTTCTTCTTTTTAACAATTTCATCAATAATTCCGTAGGATAGTGCGTCTTCCGCATTTAACCATAAATCCCTTGTGGCGTCGTTTTTAACCTGTTCTGCGGTTTTTCCACAATATTCACCTAATAATTCAAATAGGATATTGTTTACTTTTTCCCATTCTTGGAAAGTAATTCTCGCGTCTTGAATATTACCTCCAGCACCTCCTGATGATTGGTGTAACATGGTTTGGGAAAACCTCAATGACCCTCTTTTACCTTTGGTACCAGCCCCTAATAGGACCGAACCCATTGAAGCTGCCATACCTGTATTGATGGTTCTAATGTCAGATGTGATATAATCCATAACATCCACAATTGAAAGACCTGATTTCACACTTCCACCTGGACTATCGATGTGCATTGTAATGTCATTATGATCTAAACTATCCAAGAACATTAATTGTGCTTGACAAATAGTCGACATATGGTCATCTACACCACCAGCAACCCAAATGATACGTTCCATCATCAATCTTGAGAACACATCCATTATTGTAACATTCATTTGTCTCTCCTCCAAAATATATGGAGTTAAACTATCTTGAATTTTTTGATTGTGATAATGTAAATCTAAGGAGCTAATCCCTTTGTCTTTAGCATAAAGTCCAAATTGTTGGTAATCTTTTGGTGTCATAAAAGTAAATTTAGTTTATAGGACAAATATAATTAAGATATTTGAAACTAAGAAATTTTTGTTGTGATAAAATCTATGGATGAAACATTTTCTTCTTTCTTAATCATAACGATATTATCAGACCAATTACGTATTAAAGAATTATGTGATATGACAAGTATATGGTCAAAATAATTTTTAATCTTTTTAAAGAACTCACCAACCATTTCCAAGTTCTCGTCAGCAATCTTACCGAACACCTCGTCCATAACTACGATGTTAGGTTTGGGTAACGATGATATTTTAGTTAATACACTACGAAGTGCCAATGAGGATATGGTTCTTTCATAACCAGACCCCGCGTTTAAAGGTTTAACGATTCGGGTCTCTGTATCTATCATAATAAATTCAACCTCGTTCTTATCATTTATATTCATCTCTAAAATGAAATGACAACTATCCACCAACAAACGATATAATTCCTGATTGATTAATGGAATCATATTTTTAAGGATAATTTTAGATATACCATTCTTACCGTATACCGTTAAATATATTTTAAACACCGCAGCTAACTCTTCCTCCGCCGTAATCTTTTTAATTAACTCCTCATTGATACCGACCTTACCATTCATATTTGAAATGTTATTGGTGTGTTTTTCAATGTTAGTGTTTGTCTGTCTAATGTCTCCGTTTGCTGTTTCAATTTTAGTTTTAAGTGCTATCACTTCAGCATCAATCTTTTGGTTATCCTCAAGTTTCTTTTTATTACTTTCGTAATTATCTAATCTTTTTTGTTTACTATCAATCTCCAATTGTTTTTGTTCAATCTCTAATTGATATCTTTCCTTACGAAGTTTGTTTCTTTCGTAAGATTCAAATTCAGTTTTTAATTTATCAAACCCTTCCGATTGTTCTTTTAATAAATCAAATTGAGTTTGATTTAATTCCATCTCTTTAATGATATCTTCAATTTCTTTTTTAATCTTTTCAATTTCATCTGTGTGGTCAACCTCATCTAACGCACGATTACAAGTAGGGCAAACTGTTCCTTCTTCAAATTGTTTGATTAATTTTTCTCTTTGGGTCTTTTCATATTTGGATACAACATCAATTCCTTGAAGGTTCGCCATTTCACCTTTTAACTCTTTGTGTTGGTCTTCATCATAGAATTGTGATGGTTCAACAACACTAACTCCGTCGGCATTTGTTTGACTTACATTTTTTTGAGTTAATAAAAAAGTAACTTCTCTTTGTAATAAAGTTGGGTTTGTGTTCAGTAATTCTTTATCAACGTCATTATTTCTTTTTAAGAATACATCGTCCCTTTTCTTTTCTAACTTGTCTAAATCCTTTTCAAACTTACCTAATTCTTTTGTTAATTTTACAATCTCACTTTCTGAATTGATAATACTTTCTTTGTACGTTTCATTATCAGATTCTAAACTAATTTTGTTATATGTGTTGGATACTAATTTCTTACCCCAATCATTATAAATTTCTTTTGCAAGTTCTTCTTTAATTTTTAAATTTTCTAATCCCATGAACTTTGTTAAGATTTGTCCACGAGCGGTTGGTTTGGATTCAATCAGTTCTTCTAAATTATAACCAGTTGTTAATATGGTCGATAAGAAATCTTCTTCTGTTCCAATTGCTGAAGATATAAATGCTTCCGTTTCTCTTCTTTGTTCACCAGATAAATTTACAATTTCCCCATCTTCAGTTTTTTTATAAAACTCTAATTCGTTTTTAACGGTATATTCACCAGACTTACCCATCTTACGAGATGTCTTTCTTTCAATCACATAATCATCCCCATCAATGGTAATTTCACCACGAACACTCACATCATTCTTATCGGTAAATCTATTAAAGATTTCTCCATTAGTTTTTGTCTTTGTTGTTGTGTTGAAGAATAAGAACATTAAAAGGTCTACTGAAGATGTAGATTTACCACCGAAGTTCTTAGGTGTGGATTCAATTACCGTAATACCGTCCAAGCCAGTAAAATCAATAACGTTATTATCTCCGAATGATAGAAAATTAGAAAACTCCACTTTCCTAATATACCATTTATTATATCTAACTTTGTTTTCATTTAATTTATCTATTTGAACATTAACTTTATTATCTAATCTATCAACCAATTCCCATTTAATGTCGATTTCATTATCCTTAATGAAATCTTTCATTAGTTTCTTTTGGTACTGATGATCTAAGATATTATCTGAGGCCTCTAACGATTCTAATCGTGTTTGATTAACACTAGTTAATGTTTTAGTAATTACTTGAACCGTCTTTGCGTTATATTTTTTCTCAAAATAAGATTTTACCCTTCTGATTTTCTCAGGAGTGAAATTTTCGGGGACATCTTCCCACGTTACTTTTATAAATGGAACCATTAATAAGTTTTAATTAAGAAAATATATTCAGTAACATTTATTTTTCTATCTTTTAAATTTCTACTTGCTCTGTATGCTGGATAATTTTCATCGAACACTTTTACTTCACCTTTTTCCTCACAAATTTTTATAATTTCATCGTAACTTATAAATCCTTCATTGTTATAAGATATCATAATATATTTAGAATTTGTTTTTTTTATTAAATCACTTAACGCGTTAATTGCTAATGTCCTCTTATTATATTTAGATTTACTCCATTTTTTTGGTATTCCAGATACTTTTGATAATTCTTTTGGTTCCACATAATCAACTAAAGTATTAAGAATATGATAATTAGATCCATATGGATGTTGGTTATACGGTGGGTCATAATAAATTAAATCCATTTCATCTAATACTTCAACTAATCTATTGGTATCTTTTTGAAAAGTAAAACAATTAGAATCATAATTACTTAATAGTATTGATTCCATTTTTATTTCTCCCATGATTCTTTCTAATGCGTTTTCTTTTTCCCCACCAAACTTACCTATTGGAGATTTAAGTCCTTTATAAAAACCTTTAAATACTCCAGAAGTATTTGTATGAACTGAAGCTTTAAAAAGTAAAATAGATATAAAAATATCCCTTAAGTAATCTGGAACTTCTAAATCAATTGTTCTTCTTATATTATCAATTATTTTTGCGTTCTCATTAGTATAGAAACATCTTTCATCTATTTGTGGATTTTTAGTATTTTTAGGAGCATATAATTTTTCAATTATACCTTCACCTAAATCTGTTCTATACTTTTTTTCATTTAATAATTTAACGTATTTTAAAATTTCACTTTCATCTATAGATGATTTATTTAACAAAAATGATTCATTAATAATTTTAGAATAATTTTCAAAATCATTAGTAATTAACATAGACGAATGTTGTTTAAAATAACGAGCAACCGCTCCCGACCCTGAAAACCCATCAAGTATTTTAAGTTTATCTTTATTTAATTCCGTTTTTACTATTGTTACCACAGTATCAATAAAATCAATTAAATTTCTTTTATTACCTAAATAAGTAATTAATTGTTTATTTAAATAATCTTTATTTTCCATATTTTCTTATATAATATTGTATACTATAAATAGCTATTTTTTTCATTACACTATACATTTCAATTTTTGTCCAATCACTTGATCCAGGGGCTTCGTTCATTGAGTGTCCTCTCATAAAATAACTACCTCCTACATTATTATTTTTTTGTAATTTTATCCATTCATAATGTATAATATTAGGTTCGATAAAATTAAAAGTTCTTTTTATTCTATCAGGTATTGTTGATTCTGGTTCATAGAAATCACACCCTTGAAAAAACGTCACAAAAGGAAATATATCTTCATCACCAAAAAGTATTCTAGCAATACATAATTTATCCGCAATTCTTTCACTTGCATTACCTTGTGGTTGTTTATCTTTACCCTCAATTAATCTTTTATCGTTAGTTCCTTGTCTTTTTTGTTCAGGAAATAAATAATTATATTTTTTATTTTTTATTAAAACCCATAATAATCCACCATCAGGTTTAAAATAACTTTTATCGTTAACTTCAACATCTGAATAAACCATATCTCTTAAATTGGTAATTGGAAAATTAACATCAACTCCAAAATGATAATTAGGATATAATAATTTCATTTCTTCGTGTATTTGATATGAAATTTCTAAAATATTTTCATCTTGTAATTTTGATTCGTTATTTTTTACTGTGTGTTGATTAACACTTTCTCTTAATATATTAGATTGTGTCATTATTTTTCTAATTTTTCAATCAAGACATTAAACGAGTAGACTAATCCGCTGGTTAATACGGCATCAAAAAATAAACACATATACCAAGGACATGGAAAAAATTTATTTGTCAAACTACCAAGTACTAGTGACATAAAAATGCCAACATAAAAGGGTAGACACATCATACAATTCACCAGTTTTCCAAACCATTCTGATTTTCTTGTAATCCATTCTCTTGGTGTGTTGAATATACTACCGAAAACCATAATGTTTGATACCCCGTAAGAAATGAACAACCACATAATAAAATTCATCATAATCATTAATTTAATATTAAAAATATAGAGAAAAGATTCCGTAAAAAAAAGTAAGTTGCCGGAAATTATTCGTCGTATAATGAATTCATATTACTATTCTTCATTAATCTACCCTTACCTAATTTGGATAGTGAATTTGTAATATTATTTAAATCTGTCTTAAGTTTTTCATTCTCTTTCATTAACCTATCTATCTCATCATTGTTAACTACCTCCCTAATAACTTCCACAATTTTCTCAACCGGAACCTCTTTAATCACCTCTTTAGTTACGGTTTTACTCTTACCTTTCTTTTCAACAACGACCTCTTTAATGACCTCCACAGGTACCTCTATTGTTATTTCTTTAATGACTTCCCTAATGACTTCAACGGGAACTTCAACAATACGTTCAACTATTTTTTCAACAATAACTTCTTTGATTATTTCTTTAGTTACTTCAACAATTTCTCTAATTTTATTACCATTTGGTATCTCACCATATTTTAATAAAGAAAACCCTCTATTGAAGGTTTCTTCTGCTTGTTTCTCAATATCTGTTATGTTATTTAATTCACAAAATTGTATGAACTCCTTATCCAAGATTAACGTGTGTTTCTTTTCCATCTTCAATGTCTTTTATATCGTTTATTGAGAAATGAAGAAACGGTTGTTCGTTGTCCAAATCATGAAATGTATATTCATTTGTTTCCACATCATAAATACCATACCCGTGATGTTTAACTGTTTCACCAAAGTTTTGTTGTATTAAACTGCCAACCATAATTGCATGTCCTCCGTTTGGTAATGTAAATTGTTGTCTCTTGTGAATGTCACCACATAACAATAAATCTAAATCAACAAAGTTTAATTGGTCATACGCATCCTCAAACTCATATCCTAAATCAGTTGATAACCCCATAATAGGTCCGTGAAATAATCCAACTGTTAATTTACTTTCATCTTTTGTAAACTCAGGACGTGAGTTATGTTGGTATAGTGAATAAACAACCCACTGAATATTATCATCCATATAATCACCACTATCTTTATAATAAACAATAGTTGGGTCGTCTAATAACTGAACCACTGGTGTTATACTATCCATACGTTGTGTGTTATTTTCCAAGAAATCGTGATTACCTGGTATAATTACAACTTTACCATATTTGGATAATTCTTTTAGGAACCAACTTGTTAATAATAACTGTTCATTAGAAATATTTATTTTCTGATGCGCTATGTCCCCCGCAACAACTATACGAATTTCTTCATACTGAATACCTTCTTGATGCCACACGATATTATGTTCTCGTATCTCATCAATTAATGTTTCAAATTGTTCTCTATACAAATCATGCATTTGAATTGTACGAATATGTAAATCAGCAATATGAATTATTTTTTTGACCATCTTGAAATATATTTTGATAAATCCATTGTTTGGATTGCATTATTGATTTGATGTGGAACTTTATATTCTACAAAAGTTGAATCATCTTTTAATAAAACGACAACATTACCCAATAATTTAGTATCACTATATTTTGTACCTTCTAACATCTTACGTAGTAATCTACCATATAATGGAAGTTGTAAAAAATAATGACCTAAAGCGTTATCATGATAGTTGTTAAATGGTGGATATAATCTACCAGTGTAATGATGAACCTCAAAGTTTTTTGGTTGATTCGTCTTCCAATCTGTAATAACAAAACCAAATCCATCTTTCTCTTTGTTTTGCATCAACCATACTTTATCAGGTTGTCCTGTGTATTGTTCTGTCGGGTCACCTAATACGATTTCAGTATCTAACAATACCCCACCTCGTTCTAACATTAAATCAAGAAATTGTTTTCCCGCAATAATCATGTTATCACTCTTACGTTGTTGTTCCTCATTAATTTCAAATATTGGTTGTCTAACTTCTTTGTAGTTATCAAAACGACCAATCAATTCAGATTCCAATTCAAAGTGAACACGACTACCCATATTAGTTGATAGGTCACCCGCTTGTTTCCATTCAGCAAGTAATTGTGATTGTCCTTCAGGGTCTCCTTTTGCCATTTTAAGTGCCATACCATCAGCATCAAATGGTTTATGAAATTTCTTAACGATTTTAGATACAGATGGAAAGTTCTTTTTGACTTCACCATCAACATCTTTCATATAGTAAATGTGTTCTTCTTCTATGAATGTTAATTCTAATTCTTGTCGTCTCTTTTCTAATAAGTCATTTATCTCTAATGAGATGTCTTTTAAATTCATGTTATTCTATTTGTTTCATTTTATATTCACTTAAGTTTCCTTGTAAATCGGCAATGTCTTTATCCCCTTCTAATTTAATACTCCATACTTTCCCCATTAGTTTACCACAATTCAATCTATGATACAATCTTTCTTGGTCGTTCCACGCATCGGGGTCAAGTACTATAATTATTTTTTTTGCATTATCATATAGTTTTTTAAATAAATGTTCACCCATAAACTTTCCCAACATTGGAATTGCGTTTGGAATGAAAATACTATCGAACGCACCTTCAACTACATAAACAGGTTCGTCCCAATTAATTAAACTTTCATTGAAAATAATGATTTCCTTTTGTACCACGGGGTTCATATATTTTCTCTTCGTTTTGTTTAAAAAAGAACGAGCAATAAAGTAATTCAATCTTCTATTTTCATCATATGAAGGAATGATGATTCTATTTTCATATACACCTGTCGCACAAAATCCAATATTATAAAGTTGTAACATCAAATCTGTTATATTTCTACTTTTAATATAATTGTATGCCTGCTTATATCCTGGTGTTAATTTCATTCCAAAACTAGCATCTTTAAATGGAATAAATTCTTTTGGTAATCTAACTGGTTTATATTCTTTTTTATTACCATCCTCATCTTCTTCTGGTTTTAATAAAATATATTTTTTAAGTTGTTTAGGATTACCAAACTTCTTAATTAACTTATATATTGAACCGTGTGTTTCGTGAGATTCGGCACACACCCAACACTTATAAACCCCATATTTGTAATTGATTTCCAAGTTTCCTTTACCGTCACCTTTTTCTAACCCTTTGATTTCATGAGAACACACAGGACAGTCAAAAGACACTTGATATCTATAATCATTATGATTCTTATAGTCACCAAATATATCTTCCAAAATTTCAAATACTGCGGAATAATTTACTTCTTGGGTGTTCATGTTGTATATTATAACAAAAAAATCTTATAAAAAAAAATGGAGGCCAGCACACCACCGCTGACCTCCTACCAACCAAACAAGGCTTTTAACCCTTGTCCCGTCCTATTATTAAATATATCATTGCTAAATCGTAATATAAAATCTAAGTTGCCAAATATTATTTATCCAATTGTTTTATCATATTGAAGTGACCAATAACCGCTGTGGCAGCATCACTCATATCAAAGTTTTCTTTTTTCAATTTACCATTCTTATCATACAACCATTGAACATCAGGACATACATCATTAACATGATCCCAAATAACTTGTTTCTTATCAATGTCTTTTGGATAACCACCAAATAATACATTACGTCCTTTATCATTTGGACCCACTAAATCAGGAAATGCATATTTTCTTGCGTTATATGTTGAAATGAATGTTGGAACAATCTCAAAAATATCATAAATCAATTTACATATCATTGTGTTGTATCTCAATAATGTCCCTACTGTATAAACGTTATTTGAGTTTAATAAAGGTTCCTCAATGATGACACGAGTAATACCCATATCTTTATATCCTTCCAAATGTCTTTGAAATGTATTGGCCTTCATCATAAGTTCTTCCAACTTATCTTCAGGTTGTGGTTTAATTTTTGGGGAAAAATGTGTTAGTTCCAATAATTTAGAACCTGAAATATCAAACAAAGCAAACCCTATGGTTTTTGTGCTAATGTCAAGACCTAGTATCTTTGGCTTATTCTTAAATTTTACATCTATACTCATAATTCTAATATAATGTAATTTAAAATAAATGTAAATCGTTAGAAATCTAATTTAACTTCAATTACCTGATTACCACTTCTTGTTAATGGGGTTGCTAATTTACCCATTGCTAATACTTCTTTGTTTGTGTTCAATAAAGCAACTTCAGTTATTTTAGATGTTCCAGTAAAAGTTGGGTTCTGAGATGTTGTAAAGGTATTTGAGGGTAGGTTCAATTTAAAGACCATTTCCTCAATATCACTTGATCTTACTAATGCAACCGTACCTGTTATTGTTCCGCCAGACAACGCTCTATCTACACCAAATGAAGACAAACTTGATGAATATGTTGTTGTATCCGCAAATTTGGTTTGATTAATTGTGAATGTGAATCCTGTTTTCAAATCATCTATTGAACTTAAATCACCTGTGTAATTTCTAATCTTCCAAGCATCTGATACGGGATTTGTACCGTTATCTGTTAATTGATGTAATATATGAAATTGAGTTGCTGTATAACCATTATTTAAATGTTTAAATCCACCACTACTAAATTTAACAGTAACATTTTCATCATTTGTCGACCCTGTAACTTTCATAAAATAATTACAAGGTAAATCATCAGATACTGTACCTCCACTAAATTTATACGTAACCCACATAGTTTTACCTGTTGTTGTTAATCCAGTAATTGGGTTATTATTTGTGACCAAAACATCAACCTTTGGTGCTGTTAATGTATAAAATCTTGACGATGATGTATCTAACGCGGCAACAATTTCCTCATCATCAAATACTACAAGTTTTTGATTGTGAAATATTTTACCAACCGTATTACCAGTATAATCCACTAAATCTCTATACGGTAATTCATATCTTGAGTTGTAATTAGATACCATTTTTTTGTCAATGGTTCCCATTGTAAATGTTGCTCCCGATGTTGCACCAGTTAATCTGTGATACATAATTGAGGTCAATGTCACATTAAACGATGTTTGACCGGTCGTATTATCGATACAGATGTAATCATCATATTTAAAGAACCTATAAGGGTCGCCAGTGGTTCCGCTCTGTGTATAATGTAATATTGCAATTGCTTTTTGTTCTTCAGGTGATATAGTTACCGCAGTTCCTGTGGTGTCATATATTGTTGTACCTGTATTATATGTTTGTCCTGAAGATGATGAATAACCTAATAAATTTTTAACCCCAACATATGGATTAGTTGTACCTGTATTTACTAATCCAATCGGATTTTTATCCCAAACTGTACTCAATGTCCAATCACTATTTGCTGTGACTAAATTCTTACATATTGTAGTATTTGAGCCATCCACTGGTATTCCAAAAAAGGTACTTCCACTTGTATACCACAATGGATATTTTATATGACTATCTTTATCAAATGGTGCCAATATATTCTGACTTGATGTTCCACCGCTATAATTGTATTCAGAATCTCCTACCGCAAAGTAACTCACTACAAAATTACCTTTTGCAATAGAGTTTCTACCCTTTTGTGTTAATCTTGCTGCAACTGTTGCTGAATATCCTGTATTTAAAAAGCTCATATGTTATAAATATTTATGTTATTATTCTATTTCTTCACAATTAATTGTATCTCCACTATGAGGTGTTGTACTATAAACTCCATATCTTGGTTTTCTATAATTGTATTTTGATCTATTAAAAATGTTATTTCCAATTAAGTTTCCACCTGTCCATAGGGTTGTTGATGGAACAAATTGTTCTACAACTTTTAACCATGATGGACTCATTTTGTTTATAAACTCATTAACCGATGTGAAGTTATATGGGGTGAATCCAGTGTTAGTGGTGTAATCATAAAAAACATTTGTTAATCCACTGTATGATTTACTAAATTTAATACTGTTTGAATTTGTAATAACTTGACTTAATGCTGTATTAATAAAATTATCAAAAGTATTTCCAGTTTGTGGCGTTAAATTACCAAATGTTTTACTATTGTTTCTTGATCTTCTATAGACGTCATAATCAATAGTTTGTGACGGTGATAGATATATGTTAATATTTTTTCTATTAAGAATTAATTTAGATGAGTCATCGTCAGTAACAACGGATGCCTTTTTATTGTCAATTGAACCTTCAATGTTAAACCCATAGTCTAATCCTGGTAGTGTTCTAAAATTATCAAAATATTCTTCTCCGTAAGTATAATCTTTTGATTTTGTTTTAATGGTTTTAGTTCTACCTGTTAATTGAAAAACTCCATTAACAAATGATCCACTAGATAAATCCGTATCAATAATTGTACTAGACCTATGATCTAAAGTTAAATCATTCCATCCTGAACCTTTTTGAAAAAATATGTCCGAAGATAAATTTGTTGTTTTTCTTGGTAATCCATTTTCGTCAATTGGATATTCATCTCTACTTAATGTTGATGAACTTGTAACTGAACCAGTTGCAAACGTATATCCACTTGTTAATCCTGTTGTTCCTCCACTATAATATGTAAAAATACTTCCTGTAACTGCGGTTGTTCCTGTTACTAAAGTATCAACTTTTGTTCCTTGAATTACATCATATAAATCGGTTTCTAAATCAGGGTTGTTTGGTAATTTTGTTACATTATATACATGTTCGTCAATTTTAATCATTGGTTCAGGTGCACCTAAAAATTTTAAGAAAAATTCTATAGATACTCTAGTTCCTTTAGATTTATAAAGATGAGTAAGATTAACTAATAATCTTCTATAAAATTCATACTCTGCCTCTATTAATGTCTTACCAACTAATAAACCATCAAATACACTATTTTGTCTAGTGTATAATGTATCCTCTAATGTTTTTTCATCAAATAGATTTGTGGTTGTTAGTCCTAATGTTTGTGAAAGATTTTTCAATAACACATCGGGAATATTATTTATTCCATCATAACTTACATTACGTACGTAAGCAATATTATCTATATATTTTTTTACTCTATCAAATGACTGACCATATAATTGAAATATTGATTGTGCCTTTTGGTCATCCGTGTCAAACTCAAATAATTGTGGTGCAGTTAAAAATCTTACAATTAAATTAGATTTGTAATCATCAATCTCATCACCTAAACTACTTAATTGACTAATGTAATCAGCATAATCAATGCCAACTATTTGTAAATTCCAATTATCTTTAGTTGTTGGCCAATTAACATATACATTAACGATTTCAGTTTTAGTTTCGTCTAAACTATCTTTCGGTACTTTAAAACTTGCTTGATATTTTGGATTGGTTTCTCTATTTAATAAAAGAGTTTCTAATTCATCTAACCCACTAAAAAATTCTTCGGTAATTCCATCATTTGGTCTTATTAAAACACTATCGTTTATTGTTGAACCTGTGAATGGTTTTCCTTTAACTTTTAATTTAATTAAATTTAATGCGTTAGGTTCGGTATATGAAACAATATCATATGTTAGATTATTATAAACTAAAACATATTTTGTATATGAAGAATAAAAATTTCTTATTGTGTTATCAGTTGTTGGTAAAGTATTACTTAATGGTTTAATAAGTGTAATATCAAACGGATTAAATAAAATTGATTTTTGAATATAAAAATCAGTTGTCTTTGCGCTTTCACTATATGTTATTCCTGATAATGTGACGTCAACACTTTTAATGGGACTATCTTTATCAACTAGTATTGCCGCAGGAAAATTTGTAATAATATTTGATATTGACGCTTCTAATCTTTGTTTTAATGAACCATATAAAGATTTACCAGCATCATTAATTCCACCTTTAAATTTAATTTTTTCTTTTTTCTTTGCTCTACCGTTTTGTGTGGTTGCAGCGCTTAATTCTTCCTTTAAATCTTTTAATGTTAAGAAATCAGAAAAAGGTTGTGATTTAAAATCCTTACTGTCTTTTTCAGGAATGACTCTATTAATATCAAAGTTCGTATTAGTCAGTTGACTAGTACCATCAGTAATCTGTGTGCCGACTAATTTATCACTAAATGTTTCTACACCACTAGCAGCTTCACTTGGAACTTTATATCTTACTTTAGCCATTATCCTGTTATGTTATCTAAATTTAAGGTTTCATCAACGCTTGTTCTTTCTTCACGAACTTCATATAATGTCTCATTAAATTGGTCTTTAATTTCATAAAGATTGTATTGTTTATAGATATTCTTATCCTTATCGTAGATAGTGTAAATACCTGGAGCAATTGCCTTAGTTTGGTCACCGTAAAGAGCGTGTGCCAATGTTGATGCATCATGTTCAACCATTTCAATTTCAACCGTTGTTGGGTTGAAGAATGTATTTGTTAAAATAATACTTTGACCTGGTTCACCAATAAATGGAACCACATTTGGTCTACTTGATGGTGATGAACTTGGTGTTACTGTTAAAAATATAAAGTTAGATGATGAATCGGTATATTGATACCTTATCGCCTTATCTGTTGAGTTTGATAAATTTGCGGTAGTTGGTACACAATAAAAAGATGAAGTTACCAATCTATAAAAGTTTGGAACTTTTTGGTAATTGGTCTTATTAATATATTCAATTCTATATCCAACTAATCCCTGTGGTGTAAACTTACCTTGGTCATCAACCGGTACATTACCAATGTCAATAACCAACCCTCTAACCGATGGAAGTGAAGCCAAAACTCCACAATCCATAATTGTAGTTCTAACTTGTTTAGGACGTAAATGTAATGTGTAAATTCCTAATTCAGAGAATTGACCGGCTTGTAATTTCAGATTATATAAACCACCTAAAATTTCTTTATTTGCAACACCACCTGTCGTTTCATTATGAAACACTGGTGTTAATATTGCTGTGGAATCTAATTTTGTTAATGTTGGTGTAACGTTCGCAGTTCTATCTGAAACGTAATGATAAAATATATCTACGTCTGCTGGTGATACATCTGCGGGTCTTACAATACCATATGATCCTACTGCCATTTTCTTTTATTAATAAATATAAATCTTATTGTTTTCTAACTTTAAAATACCCATTTCCATATATACTCAATTCACCCATACTGTCAATTTCACTTAATCTGAAGTTCCTTTCCATAACGCCCAATTTACCTCGTTCCACAAAAATGTCCGAATAAACGGTTGGTTGTTCCACAAACCCCAAGAAATGTTCATTTCTTGTTAATACCTGTTCAAAAACTTCTTCCTTGGTAAATCCAGTTGTATTTCCTGCAATTTCAGTGTATCCATCTGACCTATCGTAATATTGTAATGTTGTGGTAGTTCCTGTTTTTCCTGAATATGTAAAAGTATATCCAGTGAAATCAATAGATACGTTATTTTCAGTTTTTGAACTATAGAGTAAATTTTGTGTATATCCGGTTGTTCCGTATTTTTTTAATTCGGACAATCTACTTGTTCCAATACCAATATATGAAAATGACGTATATCCCGTTGCTGGATTATATTCATAATCGTTTAAATAGTTTTGTGTAATACCAGATTGGACTTCTCCATCTTTTGGGTAAGACGGAACATAAAAAGACATACTTCCAAATAAATCTGACATATAAATTATTTACACCTATAAATATCTTTATTAGGTTTTAGGTAATGTAAAGATTAATTTAATGTAAATAAAGGGGTTTTAATTATATAGTTACTGGATTATAATAGTAATTGAAATCAACATGTTCTCCAGATGGTGTATATGTTAACCTAACGATACCATGAATTTTATTATTATCGGCCAATAAAGATGTGTTAGCTGCACCAAATAATGAAAATGATTTACCTGTTTTAGTTACTGAAAAACTACTGAATGGTCCATTAGCATATGTTCCTGTAACCGTAGCGCCTCCTGATGTATATGTTCCACTAATATAGACTAATTCAAAATCAGATGCGGTTATATAAGACAATGTGTCAATAGTTGCCATTTGGTGATTACCTGAAGCTAAATAACTTCCATTTTGGGCAAAGCTATCATAATTAATTGAACTAGCATAATTTTCAGTTAATGTACCACTACTTGGTTGATAAACCGTTAATGCTGCGGTTGTAATATCTTGTGTTGCAGTTGTACTACATGAGGTAGTACTTGTTAATTTAACATAATTATCTAAACCTGTTATACCTGTAATTCCATAATAAGGTGATACCACTAATGATCCACTATTTACTGATGAAGTTGTGGTTCTCGTTAAACCTGTAACAATTGTTCTATCATAAACCGCAGCATCAGTTGCAACATCCCATTTATAGATTTCAACTGTAAAATTATTTGGTACTGATGATGTCCCTGTTAATTGTACACTAACTTGGGAAGTCGGGAAATATCCTGGCATTTTTTAAATTTTTATTTCTTTTATTATAAATATCTATATTTTTTATTTTGTATTCTATAAACAGTTGGTTTGTGCTCCCGATATTAAACCACCTGAACTTATGGCAAGAGCACAATTACTACCAAAAAGATCAAATATATATCCCGAACCTTGATTCCATGCAAGACCTGACCCATCTCTATATAAAATCATACCAGCACTGTATCTATTTCCATTCGCCACATAATTAACATAATCGTCATTTCTTAAATGAATAGGATTTACCATGTCCCCTCCATCTGCTGAATTTGCTGTGGTATTAAATCTAACTCTATTTGTTAAAATAAAACTACAAACATTTATAGATGTTGTTGAATTAACAACACATCCATTTGCATCTGTAACTTGAACCCAATATTTTGAAGTGTTACAATTTAAACCAGTGAATGTATGTGTTCCGCCATTTGAAACACCTGTCTGAGTTGCAACTAAAGTATCGGTTGAGTAGTCACTATACGGTGCTGAAGTGTCTAAATATAATTTAACTGTTTTAACTCCCGTTCCACCACCTAATGATGCCGTAATTTGACCGATATTGGTTCCATCATCGTAAGCCGCAAGTGAAATTTCACATGTTTGTGCTGTAGGTTGTGTGATTGTTTGTGCGTAAGATTGTACGCAACCTGCACCATCTTTAACGTAAATTGTATATGGACTATTTGCTGCGTTTAATGAATAGAATGTTTTAGGTAATGCAAAATAAGTTGAGTTATCTGTCGAAGCACTGTATGATGCACCAGAACCACCCGTACCTGATGAAACTGCAATAGACCCATCCGCACCGCCGTTACAACTTACATTTGTTACCGTTCTAGTTGCGTTTGGTGCTGTTCTAGCCAAACTACTTACTACAACCTGAGCTACGGTCCCGACTCTATTACTATTTCTAACATAACCAGTATGTGACGTTCCCGCCAAACTACTAAATGTTGCAGATAATTGCCAGTCACTATTGTTTTTAGAATATTCGTAAGTTCCACCATTTCCACCACTTGCACTTAATGTAAATGAAGCATCACTAACATTATAACATGATTGTAATGAACTTGAACTTACCGATACCGTTAATGCTGGTAATGATGGAGTTGGTGTAGGCGTTCCCGTTGGTGTTTTAGTTGGTGTTGCTGTGTTAGTTGGGGTGTTGGTCGGAGTATTAGTTGGTGTTACAGTATTAGTCGGAGTATTAGTTGGTGTGTTAGTAGGTGTATTAGTAGGTGTTACAGTATTAGTCGGAGTATTAGTTGGTGTGTTGGTCGGAGTATTAGTAGGTGTTACAGTATTAGTCGGAGTATTAGTTGGGGTATTAGTTGGTGTATTAGTTGGTGTGTTGGTTGGCGTTGCAGTATTAGTCGCAGTTGGGGTTGGGGTTGGTCCTAACACAACAATGCTAATACCAAATGAACAGTTTACAGTTGGTGTTGGTGTATTGGTTGGTGTAGGTGTGTTGGTCGGAGTTGGTGTATTAGTCGAAGTATTGGTTGGAGTATTAGTTGGAGTATTGGTCGGAGTATTTGTTGGTGTTGGTGTATTGGTCGGAGTATTAGTTGGTGTGTTGGTTGGTGTGTTAGTAGGTGTATTAGTAGGTGTTACCGTATTTGTTGGTGTGTTAGTAGGTGTGTTAGTAGGTGTGTTAGTAGGTGTGTTGGTTGGAGTTACTGTATTAGTTGTCGTAGGTGTTGGAGTTGGTGCTAACACAACAATGCTAATACCAAATGAACAGTTTACAGTTGGTGTTGGTGTATTGGTTGGTGTAGGTGTGTTGGTCGGAGTATTAGTAGGTGTTACAGTATTAGTCGGAGTATTAGTTGGTGTGTTAGTAGGTGTATTAGTAGGTGTTACCGTATTGGTCGGAGTATTAGTTGGGGTATTAGTTGGTGTTACCGTATTTGTTGTCGTAGGTGTTGGAGTTGGTGCTAACACAACAATGCTAATACCAAATGAACAGTTTACAGTTGGTGTTGGTGTATTAGTTGGAGTTACAGTTGGGGTAACCGTATTAGTTGGTGTATTAGTAGGGGTTGGTGTATTGGTAGGTGTAGGTGTTGGACTTAACACAACAATATCAATACCGAATATACAGTTTACTGTTGGTGTAGGTGTGTTAGTTGGGGTTATAGTTGGTGTTACAGTGTTGGTTGGGGTTGGAGTTGGAGTTACCGGTGTATGACATACTCCCAAATTTAAAACAGAAATAACCGCAGCCGGATAGTGTAAATTAGTTTCAAAATCAGCATCTAATGCACCATAAATTGAACCATATTCAATTATATCTGTTAACTGATATTGACCTTCATATTGTATATCTGTATAAAATGTTGATGAAGTTCTACTAATCTCATCATATTTTTGATATTGAATATATCCATAAGAAATTACTTGATAAGTTGTTCCTGAATAAAGGTTAGAAGAACACGTATTTTCCACGGTACATCCACTAAAAATACCTGTTGTAAATGTGGTTTTTAAATGTGGATTTGGTGATGTAATTGATATTGTTACGTTAGTTATGTCGCCCGAATTAATATTGGGTAAATCAACATATTTTTCATATTCACTACTTAAAATTGTAACTGTTGTTGAAGAATATAAAATACTTGAACCTGTGTAAATGTTAGAATTGAATTCAACTCCAACAAATGATGGTATTGAATTACCATTACTATCTAAAATTTTATAATTTATACCGTTAGGTCCGCCAGTGTTACAAACTTCAACAGGTTTTATAGTTAATGTGTCTTCTCTATCATATACAAAAATTTCACTATCAAATGGATAAATTTGTCTATAGAAATTTTCAATCGCTTCTGTTTTAGTTGTACCAGTTAAATTATTATCATAAAGATAAAAACTATCTTTTGTTGTTAAATTATTTATAACTCCTCTTGTGACATAATAACTGTTATAAAAATTACTTGTGTTCCAATTAGTGATTAAATCATATCTATTATTATATAATGTTAAATCTAATTCATTGTAAAATGTTGATATTAAAAACCAACCACTTGTATGGTCTAAATAATCGTTTATTATGTTGTACGTTCCTCCTGTATATGTTGACGTTACTCCTGTACTACCACTATTATCCATTGTTAATACATCGACAACGACACCATTTACTGTTTTATAAAATGTCCTATATGGTGTACTTCCCGATATTGCATAATATCCATTTAATACACTTGAATCTCCGTTTTCGTCATAATATAAAGTTTTACCTGTTGTAACACCCAAATCATCATAATCATTATACTCTAATACAATTATATTTGGTGTTTGTTCAATTTTTATTTCATGTGTAAAATATGTTTGAATTTCTTTTTTGGTTGGTTTTTCTTCGTATGAATAAAGATTTTCATATGTTGCTCCCGTTATTTCTGATAAAACACTCAATGCTGTCGCATTTATATCTTCAAGATTATCATATGAACTAACAAATCCTTCAGGTAATTCATATGTTATTGGTATTGGATTATTTAAAGCCCCAATTATTTCATTTGTTTGTGTTATCGTTACTGATGTCGCATTACTAACATTGGTTGCGTTTGTTGTGTATTTTTCAGGTCTACCCGCAACATAAGTTAAAAGAAATAAATCAAGAATATCATCAACAAGTGCATATTGTTTTGTTGTATTATTAATATCTAAAATATCTTTACTATATGTTTTTACATTATTTATATATTTGTAGGATAATGTTTTTGTTGAAACTGTTGATTGTGATGATGGTACATTATAAAAATATGCGCCATCTGAAAATATTTTATTATTATCATATGCTGGTGAACCGGTTAAGTCTACATTTTTATATATTGTAGTACCTGTTGTGATATAAGGTGTTGTTGTAAATCTTTTTAAAAATTGTTTACAATTTTCAATAAAGGTTTTAGTTGATGGTATCAAAAGTGATAATAATACCAAAATAATCGCGGCAGCCAACAGATATGGATTGAAAGCTAAACCTAAAATCTCAAGAGCTGACCACTGAATAGCGAACTCAAAAAATGAAGTGACACCTACAACTATACCTGACCATAAACCACCGATTGCTAGTCCATCAGTACCAAGTAAACTATAAAAAAAAGAATTATTGGCCGATTTAAGGTATGATTTAAAAAGTTTTGTACTAGAATGTTCATAACCTGTTAATGGTATATGGTTATTTTTTCCAAAATCATATGAAGTGAAAAAATTATTATTAGCTAAATATTCCGGATTCGTTGTTGTACCTGTACCTAAAAAATAAGAATATCTTGTTGGTTGATAATAATCATTCGATGTTAAAACTTTAGTGATTTTACCTGAACCGAGAAAATATGGTTCAATACAAGCCAAAGTTGTGTAATTATCAATTGTGCCCCCAGTAAATAATCTTGGTCCATCAACTAAATCAATAATTTGTGTTGGTTTAAGTAATTTTTTCTTCGCCTTGTAATCTGTTTTTATTCCAAAATCTCTTCTAAAATTTGTAGTGCCAACTTTATATACTGAAGAATTATAACCATAAAAATAAGGTAATGCTGGTTGTCTTAAAATACCGTCATTAAAAACTTTAGTATTTGCCGTCCAACTACTAATTTGTGTTTTTGAATATAAATGTGTTTTAACCGCAGGATTATTTATTGAATCATATTCAGAATATGGATTTACTCCAACTAAATAAGAGTAAATTTCTTCCCCGTCACAATTTGAAGATACTTTGGTGATGACAGTATCATTACCATTATAATTTTTATCTTGTCCTACTGATACTCTAACACTCACAAGTCCATTTGTCATTGCCACTTTAATAGAATATCTTTTACCAACTCCAAATCCATTTCCTTGTCCATTCCATATTGAAGTTAAAAAATTTTCATCAACTAATCTAAATTCTTCGGGTTCATTAAATTGATATGGTGTCCATGATATATAACCAGGTTTATTATCGTTAATCCCATCTGAAACGGTAAATGCAACTTGACAATTGGTGTTACCTGTATATTCTACAGTAATGTATGCTGTTCTATTTTTTTCTGAAAATCTTAAATGAACAACTTTAGTGGACCATTTTAATTTAGGAAATTTATTAATATTTGCAGAAGGAAAATGTGGTGAACTATTTGTATAATTTTCTTTTAAATGTGTGAGAGAAATAAAATTTTGAGAACAACTAAATGATGACGCAGCACAACTATTATAATATTCAAGTCTATGTGTCGTTGTATTATAATTGTAAATTATTCTCGATGTACTTCCTTGAAAATTTACTTTTGATATTAATTTAATACCATTTGTAACTTCAGTGGTTAATGTGTCATCGGTGTACCATTTTTTATTTGTTATTGCCGTTATATTATCTAAAGTTTCTTCCGCAAAATATGTTACAGTTATAGGACAATCATTACAAAAAGTACTATCTGATAACCAACCGACACAAAATTCATGTGAAGTTGTTGGTAATGAATTACATAATGCTTGACAATTAAAACTACGTGTTCCGCTACCTCCATTAATTACTATATCTATTGTAATAAACAAATCATTTTTTGATTCTGAATCTAAAAGAAAATTGACATATTTGTTAATTGAACTTGATGAGTTAGATGGTATATTAAATTGTAATACTGTTTTTATATCAATTCCAACACCTTGTTTAATATATACGTCAATATTTGAACCATTTAGAGTAAAATTATTAAAAACAAATTTTATTAATTTACTGACTGTTGGTTTAATAGTTACGTAAACTGGTTTTAAATTTTCTAATAAATTGTATCGTAAGTTGTATGTTGTAACATTACTTGTTAATCCCGTTGTTGTTCCTGAAATAGATTTAATAATCCCACATTCGTGAATTGTAGGGTCACCTGCTAAAGGTACTGGACAATTAAAATTAAAAGTACTACTCATTTATTATGTCATTTTTATACCATACACATTAGACATAGTCGATGGGGTATGTACTATTGTTGTATTATCTATTATTGTTGCTGGTTTTGGATTCAATGGGTATGTTTTTTGAAAAACCACCACATTAGTCCCTTTATTAAATATTGTGATATTCATATCTCTATCCCTATCATTTGTAATGAAAAAATTCATATTAAAGCTTCCATAGGAAGATGAAACTTCAAACCAAACAATTTTTTTTACTGTACCAAAATTTGTACTTACACTAACACTTGGTAAACTATTATCACTCATTTTTTAATTTTTTTATATTTCATAACATGCACAATTTAATCCGTATGTCACCGGTATACCACTACCACTTCCATATTTACCGCAAGTTGTGAATATTTCATTAACGTTTATAAATCTTGCACTTTTATTTCCACTACAATCCAACCAAAAAGCGGTCGCACTAAACCCATATTTAGCCTCAAATGTTATTTCAACATTATCATATGTATTTGATGTTGTTCCTGTTGTACTCGAGGTACAAGTACTTCCAGTTGATGTTATGGTGTATGTTGTTGGATTACTCAATATTGGTGATGAATATTGTTGTGGTGATGTACCTATTACAGGACGTTTTCTTAATGACTCTAAAATAATACATTCAGATATTGTGTAACTTCCTGAGTTTATAGTTCTATTAACTTGTAAACCGTCTTTATTAAAATATATTAATACTCCTCCATCTAACGCATTTATTATAACATTTTGTACATATGTTTCAGTTTCTTCTTCCGTTATTGCTTGACAACTTATTGTACTTGCACAAGTTCCAGTAAAATATAAATCAAATGGTGTAAATGTTGAACTATTTGTTGTTGAAAAAACCCTTACATCTAATTTTTTATCTCCATTTGTACTATAGTAACCAATAGTTTTAGTTATGTTGTTTGTTCCTCCGGTTAACTTATATAATTCACCATAACCGGTTGAATAATTTCCAACAAAAATTTCTGTATTATTGTTTGTATTTGCAGAAACTGTAAAATTAAAATTACCATAATCATTATCAAGTTCAATAACATCATTTAATATTGTTGTTCCTGGTCTTGTAATTGAATAACTGTACGATGTTGTACCTGTAGGACAGTTTGTTAATGTTCTTAGAACTGTTTTAGATGAGGTACACTGACCCGTTAACTGTATGAATTTAGATTCTGGATTAGGTAAACTAGCGCCGCCATCATATAATACGTCAATATAATAATCAGTTGTTGCACAATTTTGTATGCAAACATCACTTCTAAATGTTCCAGAATATGAATATGAGGTATAAGACATAGTACCTCCAGTGGTACCACATGGATAATAATAAACGTACACCTTACCGTCGTAACTTACGTTTAAATCATTTTGATTTACTGAAATGTCATAAGACACACATTGATTACATGGTCTACGAGTATGAAATTTTGTAATTAATTGATTACCATTTTTATCGTAAACCCCACCTCGACTTATAGCATCATTATCAATGTCAAAATATTCAAATGCACGGTCTTTGGTTACCGCTTGTGTTAAATCAAGATTTATAACTTTCTTTGAATCTAAATACCCATCATCAGCTGCCTGTTTTAAATCTTGATGGGTTAGGATTTTACTATCCGTTATCCCTGTCCATGGAGTTGATCTTGGCATACAATGACTCTATTTTTGTTTCTAATTGTTTTATTTTATTTTCCAATTGATGTATTTTGAGAGTATGGACGTCATTATAGTTGACACTCATTGGTAAATCACCAACGACTAAGTCAGAACAAGCTTCTTTAACACTTTGAGCCGAATAACCATATCTTACTTGATTATCACCTTTTAATGTGAATTGTATAACATCTAATGTTGATAAATCCACATTTGGATTAACTGAAATAATATCTTTATATCTAATATCTGACAATTCAAAAAATGATGTTGCGAAAACACTTCCAGATACAGTTAAAGAACCGGTAATGACGTGTGAAGAACCTGATACATAAACTGAACCGGTGATTATTTGATTTCCTTTAAATGTATTTGAACCGGTTGTTGCAAAATCTCCATAATTTTTTATTTGTATTGAACTAGATACAATACCTGACGGGACATCTGTTATACCACCGAATGATACTTGTGATGAACCTGATATTAATGAAGTACCTGTAGATACTATTGAACCTGATATATAAACTGAACCTGTAAACTGATGAACATCTATTGTATCATTACCAAACGCTGTTGATCCACTTGCAAATTGAACTGTCATATTAGTCACTGACGAGCTAACAACATATTGTTGTGCGGTAAGTGTTCCATTAACAGTTAAGTTATTACTGATAACTTGACTACCTGTTAAAAATAATGTTGTTCCGTTATATGTTAAAGATGATGATGCGTACGCCGCATTTGTTGTTCCATCAGAAATTAAAATTCTATTAATCCCTGCATTTGTAATTGTTGAAAATCCTGTACCACTAGTCCCTGATGTGCCACTTGTTCCTGATGTACCACTAGAACCACTAGTTCCTGATGTACCACTAGAACCACTAGTTCCTGAAGAACCTGAAGTGCCACTAGTTCCTGATGTACCACTAGAACCACTAGTTCCTGAAGAACCTGAAGTGCCACTAGTTCCTGATGTACCACTAGAACCACTAGTTCCAGAAGAACCTGAAGTGCCACTAGTTCCTGATGTGCCACTAGAACCACTAGTTCCAGAAGAACCGTTGCTACCTGATGAACCTGATGTACCTGAAGAACCACTAGTTCCAGAACTACCATCTGTTCCTGTAGAACCTGATGTTCCTGAAGAACCTGATGTACCTGATGTACCTGAAGAACCACTAGTTCCAGAACTACCATCTGTTCCTGTAGAACCTGATGTTCCTGAAGAACCTGATGTACCTGAAGAACCGTTACTACCTGAAGAACCTGATGTACCACTAGAACCATTTGAACCAGAACTTCCTGATGTACCACTAGTTCCAGAAGAACCATTTGAACCACTAGAACCTGATGTACCAGAAGAACCATTTGAACCACTAGAACCTGATGTACCAGAAGAACCATTTGAACCAGAAGAACCTGATGTTCCACTAGTTCCTGATGTACCCGCCGCAGCTAACCATGTGGTACCATTATATCTATATATGTTGGTATCAGTTGTATTATAATATAATTGACCCGCAACAGTTCCCGTAGGATTTACCGACGCGGTTGGTATTTGTAATGCTCCTGTTATATAAACCGAACCTGTAAACTGATGAACATCTACCGTATCGTTACCAAATGCTGTTGATCCACTTGCGAATTGAATGGTCATGTTAGTTACCGATGAACTAACAACATATTGTTGTGCTGTTAATGTTCCGTTGACAGTTAAATTATTGCTGATAACTTGACTACCAGTCACATTTAAGTTGGAACCGTCAAATGACATATTTGATTCAACTGTTGCGTTAGGTGCGGAACCGTTTAGTGTTATTATACCATTATCAAACGAACCTGTAAGTGTTAATGAACCACTTGAACCCGAAGTTCCCGCCGTTCCTGAAGAACCGTTACTACCTGAAGAACCTGAAGAACCATCTGTTCCATTACTACCTGAAGAACCTGAACTTCCGTCTGTTCCATTAGAACCTGATGAACCTGAAGAACCTGAACTACCATCTGTTCCATTAGACCCTGAGGTTCCTGAAGAACCATCGGTACCATTTGAACCTGAAGTACCATCTGTTCCATTAGAACCACTAGTTCCTGAAGAACCATCTGTTCCATTACTACCTGAAGAACCTGAACTTCCGTCTGTACCGTTAGAACCTGAAGTACCAGAACTTCCGTCTGTTCCGTTAGAACCACTAGTTCCGTCAGTACCATTTGAACCTGAAGTACCAGAACTTCCGTCTGTTCCATTAGAACCACTAGAACCTGAAGAACCGTCTGTTCCATTAGAACCTGATGAACCTGAAGAACCACTAGTTCCAGAACTACCATCTGTTCCTGTAGAACCTGATGTTCCTGAAGAACCATTTGAACCAGAACTTCCTGATGTACCACTAGAACCACTAGTTCCTGATGAGCCGTTGCTACCTGAAGAACCACTTGTACCAGAAGAACCTGATGTACCTGATGTTGATGCGTTTGTTTTTGTTCGTAATTCTCCCGTTAAAATATCATAAACAACAACTTCTGTTGATGTTGATCCTGATGTTATACCTGTAATATAAATTGATCCAGTAATATAAATTGATCCAGTAAATTCATGTGTGTCGTCCGATGTATTACCAAATTTATTTGAACCTGATGTATAAAGTATTGACGAACTTACATAATCAATATTTAATTGTCTTGCAGTTAAAATACCTTTAACATTAACATCTGAATTAATTTCTACAAGTGAACCATTATCAGTAATTTTTGAATCAACTAATGTTGGGTCACCAGCACCTGTTTGAAACTTGCTAATTGTATTGTTTGTACCTGAGACAGTTACTGAAGTACCTGAAGTTCCCGCCGTTCCTGATGAACCACTAGAACCTGATGTTCCTGCTGTTCCTGAACTACCACTAGAACCTGATGTACCACTTGTTCCTGATGTTCCAGAACTACCACTAGTTCCTGAAGTACCGTCCGAACCTGAAGTACCACTAGTTCCAGAACTACCACTAGTTCCTGAAGTACCAGAAGAACCACTAGTTCCTGAAGTACCGTCAGAACCTGAAGTACCACTAGTTCCAGAACTACCACTAGTTCCTGAAGTACCGTCCGAACCTGAAGTACCAGAAGAACCACTAGTTCCTGAACTTCCATTAGAACCAGAAGAACCTGATGAACCACTTGACCCCGATGAACCACTTTCTCCTGATGAACCCGAACCACCAGAACTTCCACTTGTTCCTGAAGAACCCGCTTGTCCTGACGTTCCACTAGTTCCACCACCCCATCCAATTAACAAGGCTTCCCTTGTAATTTTAGATGTTACCGTTCCACTGGAATTATTTACAATTAACCATGTGCCTGCTGAGTCTCCCGAAAACGGGGGTAATCCATTAATTCTTATACTTCCTGTAACTTCCATTGTACTTGATTAACTAATAAATATATTAATTTACGGTTCTAACCGGTATTTAATATGATTATTATTTTTGAGTTGGTTATTATTCAATTATTCTATATTAATCATTAAATGGTATTATTACCATTAACAACTTTAATCACTTGATCTGTTAAGTATGGTGAATCAAAAACAATTCTTATTGTTCTTTCTTCGGTGGTTGGAAATGATTTAGTTACATCACTGTTAATTCCAATTGGTGATGTTGTACCATCTCCCCAATGTATAGTAAATGATGAATATGATGTTGATGATCCGTATCCGTCAATTATAATAAAATTTCCGTCTGGTAATGTTTGATCCTGAATTTGTTCAGGTATTTCTGTTGTTATTCTTCTAACACCTGTTACATTCGTTGTTCCGTCCGAATTTGTATCATTAGCTTGAATTATATTAACTAATTGATATGTTGTTGTGTTGTAAATTGTTATTTCACATCCACTTCCTGAAGCAACACTCTCATATGTGAAGTTTGCACTAATTTTATTATGTCCAATATATTTATCAAACTCAACCATATCTCCCATTTCATCCGCCGTTGCTTCTAAAAATAATGGTAGTTGGAAATCGTCATAAATTTGACTATTAACATGGGTTTCTATTTCTTGTTCTGTCGTACCCGTACCAACAATTAAATTCCATGTGTCTCCTGTTGGTGTGTTCCATTTATAATAACCACTTGTTACTGTTCCACCAGTTACATTAAAAACTAAAAAACCTGTGTCGGGTGTAAATCCAGTTGCTAAAAAGTCGGTTGCTCCCGTCCATGATGTTGGCGTATCGTTAGAATCATACCACGTCTTTCCCGTTAATGAAACTAATTTCACTTCAGGTATTTTTTTTCTTCTAATGGTATGGTTAATTCTTTTCATTATTATTTTTTATTTTTTAAGGACACATTACTGCTGCACCTGATGCTGTTGCTGTTGTAACACCGCCTTCAGGGTCACCATCTAAAATGAATTTTTTCCAATAAGGGTCTCCTGATGCTCTTCCTCTAACATAAAACTGTTGATTTGTTGTAAAATCCGCAAGTAAAAAAGTAGGTATGTTTATTATTGCACTTGCATTTTGAATGTTGCTTCCATAAATTGTAAGATTGAAGAACTTAGGGTCCAATAATGGATCATTAGATGGTGCTTCACCATAATCTCCACCGTCACAAGCCGTTTGTCCATCAACTAAACTTACAACTGCGTTAGTTACTGTACCTGTGGTTGGTGTTGGTGTTGGGCATATACTTGTCGATGCGTATTTTCTTCCTTCTGAATCGTCAATGTAATATATTGAATTAAAATCATATGAATAATAATATTTAGTAAATCCAGGATTTCCAGGGGCGGCGGTTAATAATGTGGAATCCGTATATATTTGTTTACCCTCAAAACTAAATTCAGGGATTGTTGGTGGATTTGGTGTTTGATAATAATACGATTGAGTTGTGCCAGTACAAGCATTAGCAATTGTGGTTCCACTTGATAGATAAATAAGTGTTGTTCCAATTGGTAGAGTATCTGTTGTTGGTGTTGGTGTTGGTGTTGGTGTAGGAGTATTAGTTGATGTGAGGGTAGGTGTAGGAGTATTAGTTGGTGTAACTGTTGGTGTAGGAGTATTAGTTGCTGTTGGTGTTGGGGTTGGAGTTACATTTGAACATATGTGGTATAATATATTACTTGGTGCCGTTCCACCTCCTCTTTCAAAAAACATTATTGGTTTGTTTGTTAAACCAACTTCTTCACATTTTACCACACCATTATAAAAATAAACTTGATACGAATAATCTGTTTTATTAATATCAACTTGATAGTACATGTCTGTTGATTCAGTTATTCCTGTCGCAGTATAAGAAGTTGAAAATGCATCATTTGTAAAATCTAAAATTGTACCCTCTTTTGCGTTATAAAACTTTGCCGTCATAAAGAAGGTATTACCTGTTGTTGTACCACTTAAATTTGTTTCAGTTAAAACGCTCTCATCTTGAAACCAAAAGAAATACATATTTTCTTTATTACTATAATTTGAACCTCTAAAAACTGGTAAATGTATATAACCATTCAGTGGATTATAAAACATTTTCTCACCCAATGGTAATGACAAATTTTTAGCAAATATTAATTTTCTATTTTGTCTTGTTGGTGGTTCACATGTTAATGTGGTTCCCGAAACGGTTCCTGGTGTTTTAAAAAACTCCAATCTAAAAAAACTTTCGGTCGCTTGTTTTAACATATTTTCATTTTCTTGTGAACTTATACCTTGTGGGGTATAATCTTGAACATATGTTCCACCGCTTTGAAAATAAAAATAAAACCAAATATCGGTTTGGGTTACTCCACTAGACGTATATGGTTTATGAATATATCTAACCGTTTCATAATTCTCAATTGGATTAATAATATCACTTAATATTTCGGTTTCAAATTCTTTCAAGTTTTCTTCCCAACCGAGATTTGTTTGAAAATCAGTTTCAGTATTCAACAATAAATTTAAATCAGTATCTTTTCTTAATATTTTCATGTTAACAATCTGAATTACTATTTTTATTATTTACATCCATGAAATTCATTATTCCATTTGATTTATTTTTGTAATATCTTTCATTTCTTAAATAGAAATTAATGTCCGCTTTAACATAATGATTTCCATTCATAAAAGGAAAATCAGTTCCAAATCCATCGGAATCTACATAACCATGGTCATATACATCTCTCCATCTCCAAACTTTATCGTATGGGTCATACTTTGTATTTTCAGGTAAGTTAAAAATATCATTGGTGTTTGCCGTTTCAGTATAAGGTGATAATTCTCTTAATTTGATTCTATAATGTGGTTGGTATATTAATCCTTCTAAATTTGTGGCCGACGCATATGTTGAACCCGTTGTTTGTCCGTGATTAAATATTGTTATTGGATTTGTTATTTTATGAAATGATTCACTTATAATTCTTTCGGTCATTTCTTTTGGATTATATTCCACAAATGCACCATTTAATATGGAACCAATTGATAATGTTTGTCCACTTAAAAATGTAACTCCACTTTTTGTAAATCCAGAACTTGTTAAACTTGTTTCATTTGATGTGGTTCCACTAAAATGTTGGTCAATCCACGTATCGTGAAAATGAAATTTATATCCAACCTTTGGTGGATAATTAAAATATCCATTCCCATTTCTAAAAATCGCAGTAACAAAAACATTTATTGGGCTAAATCCTAAATTATTTGTTAATCCACTTAATTTTAATGGTTCCTTAAAATCGTACAAAACGGATTCCATTCTATTTCTTTCAACCACAACATCATTATCTCCCGCACTGTTTTCAATTAACAATTTTTTCTCATCTTCAAACACTGGACTTTCAAATCCAAGTGAATCCATTATATATCCACCGGTGTCAGTTAATGTTTTATGTTTGTGAACGTAATATTTAGAAGTTGAGGGAACAATATTGGTAAAATCTTTACATCTTTTACCTAACATAATTGTATTGAGTATTGTTCCTGTTTTTATTTGTGACTTTAAAATATTAATAACATATTTTCCAGAGTCAAATGTTTCATTACCAACTGAATTAATATAAAATGTTGAACCAGTTGGGTTTGATAATCCTGTTAACGTTCCGCCTGATAAAACCACGTGTTCTCCTTCGTTCATTCCATGTTCAACTGGTGATGTCAATTCATAGTATGTTGAACCTGTCTCAATTAAACCATATGTAACCCTAAATGGAATACCGTCTTTAGCAGTAAAACTAACTTTCGTACTACCTGTTACACCTGTTAGTGTATAAACCATATTAAAATTACTATCACCACTATACACATAACTTAAATATAAATTCCAATTTTGATACGGTGCCGATATTGGTGTTATTGTTGTGTGTCCAGTTGATCCTACTAAAGTAAATGTCGGATTAAATACTCCTAATGTACTGCCAGAAACTGATGCTGGTTCTATGACTTCTCTTATAACGTCCCTTCTTAAAAATGCAAATTCATCGTATGGTAAAAATCCATTGAAATTATTATCGCTACCATCACCATTTAAATAAAGACTACTTTCTAAAGGTTCGTATTGTGAACCAGTACTACCAGAATATAAATTTCTAAAAATCATTTTTAATTTTCCGTATATCTTATAATTTATACTTTCATTACGTTCTTTATAATATTGTTCATCTATATCTAATATTATATCCCTTTCACCTATTCGCATAAGTGTATCACTATTATCAAGATTTAGTTTTAATTCTAATTCTTGTTCGTCCGCTTTTGCGAACTTTTTACTTGGTAATATGATTTGTTTCTTTTCCATTATTCAGCAGATGGGAACGCACCTTTTGGTCCGTATTTTTCTATAAGTTTATCTATTGCTGTTTTACCTGGTCTTAATCCAAAATAAAACAGAAATGGTGTTGATAGTATTTGTTTTGTACCGTTGTAATTTGTTGATGTTGGTTTTACCATAAAATCAAGGTCGTTTGTCCATGCCTTTGATGCCCAATTACTTGTTTCTCCCGTTCTAATCCATAGTGTTCCTGTTAATGGATTATCTAATGTACCTGTAGCGATTGCCAAATATGTAAACCCTTCCTCTTGATTATTATATGTTGTGTAACCGGTCAAATTAGTACTTTCAATATCGGCGTTGACATCATTATATGTTACACCTGTGTATGTAAATGTATCACCACTATATTGTTTTGTCATTGGTAATAACAAATATTTGTGTGTTGTGTCACCACTGTATTTGTAATTATAAGTCATACCTTGTAATGGTTGTACTTCAATATTATCATAATCCCAATGATGATTAACTCCATCACCAAAACCATTCGTTCCGTTACCACCTTTATCCCATAAATAAAATGGAACTTCTTGTGATGATTCCGTTAATCTTCCTGGTTCATTTAAACATGCTCTTACTCTATATCCTTCACCATCATCTAACACAAGATTTATTGGTATCGGTCCTCCATCTAATAATCCAGAATATTGTTCAACATCCAACACTTGTGGATTGTACGCTGCGTAATTTCTATTTTGTAAATCAAATTCTTCAATACCAACTTCATTATTTATTGAAATTAGTTGAAGAATGTCTCCATTCATTACTGTTCCAAGAATACCACCATATCCATAATTTTTAAAGAATGAATTATAATCCCCACTATCCAATGTGTCTAATTTATAATTTATATAAAGACCCAACATCTCTTTAAAATTTTGATAGGATGTTGGTCCAATATCTCTAACAACTGAACAGTTTGGGTCTAACGATGGGTCAATACAAATTTCTTTTATAAATTCATCTCTTGGTCCTAAATCAACAATTGTTGTTGGGTGGCCTAAACTTTCTCTACTACTTCTACTAAATGTTGTACCGGTAAAATATGTAGATCTATAATAAAATCTTTTATCAGGATTTTCCACCGTACCCGCTTTAAAATAAACTAAATCTGGACAATATTTTGTTCTTCTAACATTTAAATCTAATGTTGCCTCGTCGTCCCATCTAACCTTTGCTTTAAATGGAAACATATACAATGAACCTGTTAACCAGTTGTCAATAAATTTATAATTGGCAATACCTCCGCAAAATACTTTAGCAACAAGTTTTCTTCTAGCATATTCAGTTATTGCATCAAAATTAACTCCCCAATTACCAGTTGCTGCCGCTGGTATAATTGTAAACAATCCATATCTAAATTCAGAATATCCACTATGTGTACCACATGTACCACAAGGATTACTATTAACATTTCTAATAACTTGACCAACCGCAATATTACTACCCGTACAAGTTGTACCTGTAAATATATTTGCAGATGTTAATCCACTATATGGTATAGTTGCCCCTGAAACACAATATGTTCCATAAATAATAGACTCTTTATACACGGTAACATATTGTTGACATCCTCCTTCCAATTCACTATTTAATCCTGAGTTACCTCCACCACCTAATGGTTGTGATTGTGAATCATATAATTTATATCCCTGTTGTCCCGATGGTGGGGTTCCTCCACTATAACTAACTGTTTGTGTATCATCAAAATAATATGTATCAACACCGTTTATTGATTCAGTAAATAAATTTAATGTGGTATTATTTCCTGAATTGTTAAATTTGACAACATATCTACCGACATAATCATTTAAAATGTCGTTAATAGTATATCCAGTTATAAATGTTGGACTTATAGTTTCACCTGAAATATAAAAATAAAGCCTAGTTGTATTTACATCCCCATCTGTATAACCTGAAAAATAGGTTGTCATATAACTATCTGGAATACAAGTACCTGAACCAATTTCTAAATATAAATCTGCGGGATTGGTGCTCGTATTTGGTAAATCATTTGAATAATCTAAGTTATCACATGTTTCACATTCGGGATATATGGCAATACCTAATCTAACCGTACCAAATCTTTGTAATGGTTCGATAACTAACTTATCAAAAAAATCAAACGGTCTCCAATCGATAAGATATCTAATATAAATTCTAAAATTATAAAACGTTTGAAACGGTAATATTAAAACCTGTATGGCAGCAATAAACGCATAATAAATTAATCTTTCAAATGTGTTTAATATTATGGCCAATAAAATTGAAAAGGTAACTGTTTGTGTTGCATGATTAATTGGGGGAGTTAATGAATTATTTTGACAATCATCTTCTTCTTTTGGTGCAATTTGTGTAATTCCTAACTCTCCAGAACTATAAGATCCAAAAAATGACGATACACTATAAATTTTATTATAATTAAATCTATAGAAATAATCTTGTGGGTAATATGACCCATTAACATTATTAAAAAGAATATTATCATTTAACGCATCTGACGGATAATCTGTCCAATTTGTTGACCAAGCGTATGATTTTTCCTCATCGTTTGAATATTCCCTAATATTTGGAATTAAATAAGAACCTATCGTTCTTACTCTACCTAATGATTCGTTTTTTGTTGAGACTCTAAATCTGTAACATGCCGATGTTGCAATACCCTTATTTGGGTCGTTTGTAATTTCGTTCTCACCGAATTCATTTGTGTAAACAAATTCCATGTTCATTGGAAGTGAAACCATAAATGAACCACTATCGTCGACATCTTCACTTGTTTCCATAAGTTCCAATATAGGTCGATTATTTTCGTCTTTTTTATTTGTAAATCTTAATATTTCAACTGTTGCTGGTTCGGTTATTAAGTTACATTTATTACCCATTCCACCTCTAACATCACAGTTTTTATTTACTGTACTATTCCCTTGATCAGAAAATATTGATCCTAATAAAATCGCCTTTGGTTCAATTCTCACTCCTTTATCGGATAAATCAAAATCGGTTCTTGTTAAACCAATTTCACAAAAATCATCATTACCCCAAAAAGGAAAAACTTCAATCGTTTTATCAAATGAGACAATTTGTGGTAACGAATTTAAATCTTCTGATGCTTTAAAAGCATATGATGTTTTAAATTGGTCTAAACCAGCACCTTGTCTAATAAAATCATCAGGTCTTAAAGAGAAACAACCAATATCAGATAAATCAACATCAACGTGAATTGTTTGTTGTCCTAATGGAACTCCCCAAATCATAAAATCACCCGAACTATTTGTTTTAACTGTATATGAATAATAAGTTTCATACACTTCTAAAACTTCTTCTCTTGTTAAAATATCTTCTTGGTCAAAGAATGTACCAGTGGGTTCATGTCCGCCATGTTGTTTTCTTGATGGTAACAAATTGTATCTATAATTGTTACTGTCTTTGTCCCCAATTTCTGTATATGGATATAACGCAGATATAACTGGATCATTTGAATGAATTTGTAATTGTGGAACAAATAACGATACTCTGGCGTTTGGTACGCCCAAACCATTATTAACTGAAATACGACCACACACAACCCCATAATCCGAACACATAGATGAATAAACATCCTTTTGAGTGAATCTTAATGATAGAACTTCCAAAAAATCAAAATCTTGTTTTAATTCAAGATTGACTATTTGGTCCTTCCCAATGTTTGTGGATATTCTATGCTTCTGTATCATTCTTTTAATAAATAGAAAAAAGGAGATTTTCTACTATTATAAACAAAAAACATTTTAATATGTAGTCGTTCCTAATGTTTTGGTTCTTATTCTAATATCAGTATTAGGAAACCTTATTTGGAATATTTGATTGGACTTCATAAAAATGGTCATATCTGACTGTAATATCTCCTTAGTTAATGTGTCTTTGTATGCCATTGCGGTTTCTGATGATGAATATAACCCACCAATCTTATTATACGCCCTGATATCAATTACATTTACTACTCCAGGTATTTGACCAATATGTCTAATTAAATCTCCAACAAATAATGGGTCACCCATTTTTCTTTTAGAATTATCAAAGAAATCTATGGTATCGTTAATTGCTGTTTTAATGACATCTGTCGGGGTTTCGTTTTTATCGATGACAATATCCATTTCTAATGATAAGTCGATAACTTCCCCACTTGCAATATCAATATAGTCATTTATCATTCTATATTCAGAAAGATATTCTATAATATTACTTTTTAATGTATTTGAAACTGTGTCAGATAAATTACCATTATCGTCATAAGATAAAATTTTAATTTTTACCTTATTATCCTCTTCAATGACATTCACTTTTGCTGGTGCTCCGAATGTTGCTGGCATCAACTCAATTATTGATTTATAATCATTTAAAGTAACCGCTCTATTTTGCGCTGCAAAGTTATAAGAAATCATGTTTCTTAATTCTTCAATTGTTGGTTGATCCGCACCACCGACAGCAGGTGTTATATTTGTAACTCTCATAGATTGAGTCACTTGTGTGTTAATAGAAGATATAGGTCCGTTAACGTCCAATTCCATATTATCAATACTCGTGATAACATTCACACCTAAATTGGAATCTTTACCTCCACCAACTCTGTATTTTATGAATAAGGTTGTACTTGATTTTGGTATTGCACCCAATGACATATTATTAAGATAGGTTGAAAGGTTAACTTTCATTGTACCGTTCATATGACTATCTAAATTATCTAATGGGTCAACATTACCTGAACCGAATGTAACTGAAAAATATCCTTCTGGTGTGTATTCAGTTACGAATTTATTTGTAACGGTTTTATTGGTTCCCGCCTTAAAATTATTTTTATCTGATACTGCGGTTGGGTCTGGTACGAAAACTTTATCTTGTACCAAACTTTTAACTTCGTACCATTTATTTGTTAAATCACTAAATTCATTTGAGGTAGGATTTGCACCAAAGTTAGTACCATCTTTATGTATGATACTACTAACACCTAACACATCTTGTTCGGGTAAATATAATTTTAAAAATGGCTTTTGGTCTAATGATGTAATTACTCTCCTATATATTCTCGTAACCCCATTAACTACCGCCTCTCTTTTTGTGATTGTATATGATACTAGTTGATTATTAGCGTTAAAATTTGGTATTTTTAATCTATTTGGTTCACCCTTACTATTAAATGGATCTGAAAAATCCACATCCTCTACGGTTTCAAAAATTTGTCCACCTCCTGATACTTGTGTTCCTGATCTCATAATTCCCAAATATCTTTCATCTTCCTTATCACCTCTAACCGGAACATTCATTGAAAAGTCACATAACGCAACTGAAGGTCTTTTACATGGTATTTTCATACCATAAGTTTTTGCAATATGAAATAACGATTGTCTTTGTTGAGCAAAATCTAACATTGTTTCTTGCCAAACTCTATCTATGTGGAAGTGTAAGTTATCTGCAACTGCCGCATTTAAATCTAATAATACTGAAAATATTGATGCGTCGTTGGTATTCTTAACCAAGTCAGGATAATATTGTGTTGTTAGATTTACTAACTCTTCCCTTAAACCCGCAAAATCTCTTGTTGCGTATGATATTTTTTTACTCATCTTAAATGTTTAGTATTATAAAATCCGAAGACGTAAATGCCCCGTTATTTACTGTATATTCAATTTTAACTACAGCAGTATGTGGTTTTTCAGAATAACCTGAAACCCTAAAAAGTCTATTATCTTCATTTTCTTGTGGTGATACAATTTGGTCTGGGTCATCTTCTGCTGAAACCACTATTATTGAGGTTAAATCCAAATTAGGAATATATTTTTTTACAGAATCACGAATTTCACTTTCAATTAACCCAAATGTAACAGCGTCGTTTTGGTCAAAGATGTATTGATACAATCTAGTACCAAAATCAGGTAAATAATATCTACTACCCTTCTTTGTCAATAGGAGGTGTATTAAATCCGCTCTAATCTCTCTTTCGGGAGTTCCAGTCATCTTTAAAAACTTTCCTTCTAAACTATCCCTAAATGGGAAATCTATTCCATAGGTTGCTGCCATATTCAATAAATATAAACAATACGAAAATGGTTATGTATCTTCTTTTATTTTTGTATTTCCCTTTTGATATGGGGGTAGGTAAGGGCATCCTGAACATCCGTTACCACAACAATACCCTCTCTTTAATAAAAAAAGAGAAGTCAGAACCATAAGCCCTGACTTCTCATCTATGTAATAATCTACCCCTTCTACCATTAGATACTTGTAATTTCACAACTTCCACCAGAACATGCTTGGGCTGCAAAGTCACTAATATCTTTATATTGGGGTCTGTCTAAAATTTCACCAAAATTAACTTCTTTAAATTGACGAGTGATGGTTTCCCATTTATAAAATAAATGAACGTCTTTTAAACAATAAACCATTTTCTTCATATCACCTTTAAAGTAATTTTTAGCAAATTTCTTCGCTCTTGATAACCAATATTCTTTTAATAAAACTTGTTCTCTTGTTCCTGTTAAAGTTATACTTCTATCTAATAAAGTATCACAAGCTAACCATAAGTTTTGATTAAAGTAATGTAATCCATCAATAATTAAACCTGACGCTAAAATTGAACCCTTACCATATTGTTCAATAATGTCTTCCAAATTCAATACTGAAGTAAACGGTGCTTGGTTAAAATCTTTATCTCCGTAATCCGACATAAAACTTACAGCGGTAAAAAAATCTCTTTCTTCCCAAATGTAATCAACAATTGCATCTTTATCATCAATAATAACGGTACAAGATGTATTATGATTAACTCCTTTATAAGCACATAATTCGTGATTAGTTCCAGCATTTACCCAATGTTGTTGAACTAACTTAATTAATTCAAGATGTTTAATTCCTTTCATATCTTTTTTGAATAAACCAACTTTTGGATTTTCAACAGGAACAAAAACAACGTAATCCGATTTAGTTGACGACCATACACTTTCTTCTAATAAGAATCCCATATTATCAACCAACCATTTTGCCGTGTTACTTTCTTTATTCAATTGCATAATACGGAAATACTTTTCAGAGTGTTCAGGGTGAATACCTGATGCAGTTCCTAATACAACGGACGCATTACCTGATGGTTTTACACAAGTAGTTCTTGCAGCTTGGTTAATACCAATAACCGCAGCAACTTCTTTATTTGTATCTTTAACCATTTGAGCACCTTCTTCTAATAATTCTGCGTTGAATAATTTTGGATTGTTCATCCAACCTGTAATACTAACACCCAATAAAGCCTCTCTTTCAAAAATCTTTCTACTTGTTTCACCTAAGTAAGGAAAACTTGTATATCCCGCTTGTAATGTGCCTAAGATAGATGCGTCTTTACAAGCCTTTAAAAATTTATCTTTTGTAGTTGCCTTCTCCGCATTAATTTCAGTTAAGTTACAACCTTGGATACCAAATTTTTCTTTATTGTTTTTAACGTATTCTTCAACATCATCATATTTTATTTTAGAAAAATCTACAGTATCTAATACTGGTATTTTTAAGATTTCAAAACATGGGTTGAACATATCAAACCAACTGTTCGCAAATACAAATCCAATATCGTTAGCACCATCATTAAGTTGTACCAAGTAATTAAATTGTTCTTTTTGAACTTCACTTCTTAATAACAAAACTGAGTTATTACTACGACCTCTTTGTGGATTTTCATTTCTCCAATTCCCT